GGGAAGCATGTAGTACGAGCCTTCACGCTCGATGCGACCGTCTTTGAGAGCCGAGCTGACGAACGGTGATATACCGGCGTCCTTGCGGATGCCCAGTGCGTCGCATATCTCTCTGCCGCGCGACGGCCCATGGACGCGCAGGTAATCGATAACCTGATCGACACGGGACAGACGAAGCGCCTTTTCCGTTTCGATCGTCACGTTCTTCACAGTGACGGCCTTCTGAAGGCTGTCGACGGGATTCGCCCACGGCGACGCGCTGCCCGTAAGTTGGCCCTCGGGATTCTGCGCAGGCGTATCGTCGGCCCGCGCGGTGAGCGCGGCCATCGACACTGTCTCGCCGGCGTGCGGGAACATGTTCGGGTGCAGGACGTTCTTCATTGCGATCACCCGACGTGCGCCGCGGCTGCGTGCGGCGGCATGTGGCGCGAGGCGCGCGCGACCTTGATGTCCAGTTCCATGATTGCCGCGTCGCCGTCCGCAGACGCGAATTCGTACAGCTTCGGTAGCGCGGCCTCGAACGATGCCCGGATCTCATCGCGTGATGCGAGCCGGCCACTGGCGTACCAGAACGTCTGTTCAGGCTCGCCCATGCGAATGAGGAGGTCATCGCCCTGCTGAATGGTCTCGACGTCGCGCGTTACCCATACAGCGACAGCGCGCGAATCTCCGGTGAGCAGCGGAGCGGCCGCGGCCGCGAATTTTGCGCAATCTGTGTGCGACGGCGGTTCGCATGTCAGACGGCTGATCGTGCGCAGAGGCTCGACGACGAAGGCCTTGTAGCGGCCGAGCGCTTGTCCGCAGAGCCAGCAACGCTTGAAATACACGCACTCGGCCAACTTCGCTGCGTCAGCGCCGGGCTGGCCGGGCTTGCGGGCGGCCGACGCCGCGAAATACGGAATCGGGTAACCGCGCGAGTCGACGGGAAGCGAGCGCATGCGAAGCGGCACTTCGGGGAGGCCCTGGCGGAGGATGGCGGAGGTCATGGAAACCCCATGCGGAAGGCGCGCCGCGGCCGCGCATCCGTCAGAGCCCGATACATCATTCGCGGGGGCGGGAAAGTCGGCTTGAAAGCGCTTTGCGACAGCGATGGCAGACCACGCGGCCGCGCCGAAGAACGCGAAAGCGGACGCGATGTAGTTGGTAGGCGTCATGGCTCAGTCCTCGTCCCTATCGTTAGCCGCGCGGCGTTTGATATCGACGCTGTTGCGGTCGAAACCGAGTGCCGTCTGAACACCGAGCGCCCGGGGCGCAGCTCGCCGAGCAGGACGACCGGCGAGCTGCGCGCGGACGGCGGCCTGCACGGCGGCGCGCAAAGCGGGATTGAGGAGCGCCTCGTCGGGAAGCCCTTCGATCCCCAGCGTTCGGCAAGCGGGTGCGAGCATCTCGTCGGGAAGGCGGGTAGGCGTCGGGCGCATGCCGGCTTCACGCACAGTGGGTGAGGGAGCAGGACGCATCGCCGACATCGACGCGATCCTCGTATTGCTGCCAGCCCGTATAGAGCAGGTAGACGAAGATCACGCCGAGGATGGCGAGCGAGTTGCGCACGGCGCGCAATGCCCAGACGAGCGCGCGAACGCCGCGCGCGCCGGCGCGGGGGGCGCCGGTGGTGGGAGTGGCTTGCTGCTGTTGGGACATCACGTTCTCCGCTCTAGGGCGGGTGATTCCTTCACGCGATAATGAAATGGCCGACTCGCAAACGGCATTCATTGATCACTTCCAGAAGGAATCACCCATGGATGAAATTGCAGAACTCAAAATTCGCGTTGACGCGTTGGAGAGAGCGCTCAGCGCCGCGCTGAAGCACTCGCCGGCCGCTGCGGCTGGCGCGCATCAAGCGCTTCAGGATCGAATCGCCGAGATTGCGGCGACCGAGCCGCCGCCGCGCGAAGGGTTTCCCCGCACGGTTGAGATGACAGCGAGGAATCCGCGACGGGATACGGAAAAAGCTTTGCTCGCAAGGCTTCAAGGACTGCTTTCTCAGCCATGACGTAGCGACGCTGCACCGCCTCACGACCTTCGACGGTGTCCGCTGCCGAGCAGATGGCGGCGGCCAGACGGCGCGCGGCCGCGCGCATCGCGCCGGCGGTGCGGGCACGGAGTGCTTGGAAAACTTGCTGGCGGTTGTGCATCGTTCGCTCCATGCGGCGATCTAATGCAGCGAAGTATGGCAAATGCAATAGAGCGGAGCAAGTGCAAAAGCACTCGGCACCGATTGATTTTTTCTATTACTTTTGCGATAACCCCTCGTTCGAGGGGCACCCTACAGGGATGGTGTGGTCAGGAAGGCGTGCGTCGATTCGTCTGGCGAGCGTCTTCCGCGAGATCAACGAGGGTGTCTATGAACCCATCCTGGAGATCCGAGCTCATTTCCAGAAAGGTCTCGCGATTCTCTCCGGAAAGGATGACGAGAAGGCTTGTCGCCCCTCGCAACTTGCGCTCGATGCGATCGCGTGTCTCCACTGGTCCCTCGATATCTTGATTTTCGTCGTAACCCATAAAAGCTCCGTTGTACATGCGGGGTCGAAGGACGACTCTTCGTTCGTCCTTGTTCTGTGCACTAATTGCGGAGCGGCGCCGACTCTACCTTTGGTCAGGGCCTTTGTTTGCGGCGTCGTCCGTTTCAAAATCTAGACGAATGGTGCGAAAGTGTTCGCTTAGGATCGCAATCAGCTGTCCGTTCATCGAGCGATGGTTGTTCTTCGCATCCTTCGCCAGCGCGTCGCGGATCGACGACGGGATCCGCACCTGCATCTTGATTTCTGCTGTCATTTTGTCCTCCGTTTGCCCGATGCAATTCACTAGATTACAGGCACAAATGCCTTCATTTTGAAGGCACAACCATTTTAGTAGCAGAATAGTGTCTTGGTTAGTAAAATCGCCCGCATGGCGACCCAAGACGATTTCGTGAAGACCGCGTTGCGATTGCCGCGGGCCCTCCACGCGGATATCCAATCCGCTGCACTGGCAGGGGGGCGTTCCATGAACGCAGAGATCATCAGCCGTCTGCAGGCGACGGTTGACGCGCCGGCAGGCTTGGCGTTGCTTGAGCGGTTGCAGGCGAGCGAAAATGCGTTGCTCGAGACGGTTCGCAAGCAACGGGACCAACTAATGGGGGTAGTGGAGCGTTTTCAGGTGGTCGCCGAAGGTGCCGACGCCGTGTTGGCAGTTGCGAAGCCCACTCAGGAAATACTTGAAGTGCGCCGCAATATCGAGGTGCTTCGGGCGGTCATTGCAACGATTAACGGTTATCGCTAATTAATTCGCGGGAGTAATATCGTGGCGATCAATATAGAAATATGTTGAAAATGGTGTGCCGCCAGCTTCTTCTGCAGTGAATTTAACGACCGCATACGCCAAATCGGCACGCCCCACCAGCGAATCATATGACTCGAACCTTTCCACCTCAAACGTTTTATCGTTAGCCCGCGAAACGTGGCACCGGCCTTGATTCATTATGCGATGGAGATAGCTCTCGTCATGCGGCGGATTGTCCGCGAGCTGCCGGGCCTCCAGCACGTACGTGCGCCCCATGCACTCGATTGCGCCCGCCGGAACAGCACGAAATCTACGGTGCCCTTCCGAAGGGAACGTAGCTTGAGAGGGTACCTCGTTCGCATAGGCGATCACCGCTGTTCTTCCTGTCTCCGGTTGCCCTGCGAAGGAACCCGCGATACTGGCTTGGCATATTGTAAGCGCCAGCGTTGCAACGATCGTCTTCATCCTGCTATCTCCGAAAGCGGCCCTGATCGGTAGATCACGCGGCCAAGAATGGCGATATGAGAAATCATGTCTGGCGGTACCAGCTTGTCGGGATAGCGCTGTGCATCAAGTGCGCGCAGTGCAAGATGGCCGCCGATCTGCTTCACCACCTGGCGATATATCACTTCTCCCTCGAAGTACAGAGCATAGACGGTGTTATCACGAACAACGGTGGAATCAGTGTCTACCAGCACAAGATCTCCGGCTAGCAGCATGGGGGCCATTGCAGCATCGTGGACCGCTAGACAGCGCAGTTTGGAAAGCCGTTTCGTCGGGAGCAGTACTGCCGCATCGGCCGAGACATAGAAGCCCTTCGTCTTTGCCTTCCACCTCGCCTCACCCGCATCCGACATCGAGAATTCATAAACGGGGAAGTATTCAGCATTCGTGCTGACCACCGGGCGCCGGAGCGTGCGCGCGAGGTCGTACTCTTCTTCAGTCTCTTCTAGGGCCGTATCGCTGGGATGCTTAGGCCCGACACCATCCGCCAGCCAGCCGGGGTTTAGCCCCAACGCGTCCGCGATAGCAAACAAGTACTTCGAGCCATTATTTCGACGGCTTTCGATGTTGTTGATGGTGGACTGAGATACGCCGGCCCTCCGCGCAAGTTCCGATTGCGAAAGCTGAGCGTCTTGTCTGGCTTCCTTCAGCCGTTCCGCGAGTGAATTCATAAGTGCGATCGTAATAGACGGCGCGATTGCTTTGGCTGGTTTCGGGTTATTGCGTTGCTAGTGCAAATGCAATAGACTTTCCTGCATGAACGCCAAAGTCATCATCAGTGAGCTGCTCGCCCTTGGTCTGACCCAGATGGAAATGGAACGACGGACTGGCATCGACCAGTCGACGATATCCGCCATCTATACGGGACGCCGCGGCAAACGCGTGTCGTACGACGTCATGTCGAGGTTGGCCAACCTCCTCGCGGAATCGAAGGCGGCGGCCGAGGAGGGCTCCTGAAATGGCCTGTCCATCGCGTGAGCTGGCGGATTTGATCGTGGCGCAGATGCACGAGCGCGACGCCTTCGCTGCGACGCTGAAGGCTGCACGCGTTTCGACATGTGCTCTGACGTCGCCGGCGCCGCAATCGACCGCGGATCTGCGCGAACGCCTTTTCAGCGTGCGCGCTGGGGTGCTCGTCGAGCGCGCCATCAGATGGTTTCCGAGGCTCGCCAGATGAAAGCTCCGTCGCTCCATTCCGTCATCGACCAGCTGCTCGACGTCATCGACCTCCGTCCGGAGCTGGCGGCCGACGTCATGCATTTCATCTTCGACGACGCGCAGGAGATCCGCGACGGCCTGGCCGACGTGTATGTACCTGAAGCGGCCCCCGCACATCATCCGGGTGGCTCGGTCGGCTTCAGCATGGTCGGCGAGCTGCGCGCGAGCGAACGATTGATGCATTTCGCTCGCGCCGTTTCGGACGGTGTTGTGCCGGCTATGCAGCTGGGTGGCGGCTGACGTATCGGTGTTTTGCATGAGGTTCATGCAAAAAATTTTCATCTCCAGTCAACTGGGTAATCAACCGGGTAACCAACTGGGTTCCGATGATTTTTCTCTATCACGAAGGCCATGAAACAGACCGAAATCCGCCTTTTTGCGCCGTATGTAGAAGGCGTGAGGCTCCCCGAAGCTGAGATCGACGCGATGACGTTCGAGCAGTCCCTTGCGAAGGCGCTCGAACTCGGGCTCAAGCGCTTCGACCGCAAAACGCTGGCGGCGAACTGCGGCATCCACTATCCGCACTTCGCCGACCTGATTGCCGGGCGCCGGCCGTTCCCTGCGTCGAAGGTCTTTCTCTTCTGCATGTTCACGGGGTGCGACTACCCACGGCAGTGGCTTGAGCTGGCAGAAGAGAAGGCGAAGGCCGAGTACAAGCGCCTGAGCGCGCAGGTTCTCGGTGAATACATCCAGAAGGCGTTCGAGCAAACACGGGCGGCGGCATGAATTTGAAGCGTGGCGGAAAAGGGGTTGTGTTCGTCGCCCCTTCGCGGCGGCGTGTGGTGTTCGACCGCGAGGCAGACGGCCAATACGTTTTCGTCTACGAGGACGATCCATCTGAGGGGCTGGCACTGTCCGAGGAGGGCCTGAAGATCCTTGAGCGGGCGACGACTTCGGAGACCCTTCAGTGAGCGCGACCGAGGTGCTCAATGCGTTGTTGCGCGCGCTTGTGGTTGCGCTGCTTGTTCGCGCCTTCGTCCAGCGCCGCTGGATTTTCACGATCAGTTTTGTGTCGGCATCCATCGGCGCGCTGATCGCGATGGCGGGTATCTGACCATGCGCGGATGCGGGCTGACGCGCCCGGAAATCGCGAGACCTTCGGAGGGCGCGTGTCCCATCATCTGACCAACCTTGCGTGGGAGATCGAGCTGCGCGGAATGCAAAAGCTCGTCCTCCTTTGCCTCTCCCATCTCAGCGTGCAAAGCACGCGCGAATGCCGCGTCACTGTTGCGCGACTGGCTTTCATGTGCGGGTTGTCGAGCAGCGGAGTGCGCCAGCAGCTGGCGGAACTCGTCGCGGCCGGCCTCGTGGTGGAATTGCGCGACGGCAGAACTGTGCATTATCGCGTGAACGTCGCGCAGCAGGAGACAGTCGCCAATGCGCGCGCATAAGACGGACACCGCCGCGCCGGCGATGAACGCCGGGCTCGTGGAGGCCGCGATCCGTCGCCACGTGGACCACCGCCGGAACATCCTGATCCCCGAGGCGAACGTGCGCGGTCCGCACCCGCGCGGGGGCTTCGACGAATATCGCGCGGACTTCGTCATGGTCACGCAGGCGGGCTACGCGACCGAGCTCGAGGTGAAGGTGTCGCTCTCGGACTGGCGGCGCGATCTCGCCAAGCCGAAGTGGGTGACGATGCCCGACTGGATCACGCGATTCGTGTACGTGGTGCCCGCGCAACTCGGCGTGCCCGAATGGGTGCCCGCGCAGGCCGGCGTGTGGCACGTGGTGCCGACGCTCGTCGACCACTACTACGCGCACGAACCTCGCCCGGTGGCGGACGGCTACGCCATCATCGTGAAGCGGCCGCCGCACGTCCGTGGCCGCGCGAAGATTCCTGCCGTGGTGATCGGCAACTGGTACCGGAACCTCTACTACCGCTACTGGGAGCAGCGCATCGACGCGCAGCGACGAATCCCTCGGCATGTGCGGGAGAGCGTCGCGTGATCGACCAGATCGTCATCGGTGTGTTCGGTACCGGCGCGGCCTACCTCTCGCAGGATGCGCGCGCCGCCCGCCGGCGTTTCGCTTGCCTCTGCGGTCTGGCAGCTCAGCCGTTCTGGTTCTACGCATCGTGGACCGCCGGGCAGTGGGGCGTATTCGCGCTGTCGATCGTCTATACGCTTGCGTGGGCGCGCGGGCTCAAGACGCACTGGCTGGGGAAGCGCGGATGAGCGGCGACGCAGTCACGTGGGCACGCGCACAGACCGTCGGTGATGGTCGCGCGAAAGCGCTCCTGAAGGAATATGCCCACTGGGCGAGCGAGGACTACACGACCTGGGCGAGCAACGACACGCTCGAGCTGGCGCTTGAACTCGACATCAAGACGATCCGCAAGGCGCGCGATCGCCTCGTTGAACTCGGCTACCTCATCGAGACGCGCAAGCGCCGCGGGGACACCGGCAACATCGTCGTTTATCAAATGCTGGCGCCTGAGCACTCCGTCATCGCACAGAAGATCGATCGCCGCACCGGTGAAACGACGTCGCTGAGTCCTCCATCTCCCGAAGAGTATCGGGCTAAACAGGACCAAAAACGGAGCCCCTCCAAATCCGGTACCCCTAAGGGGAACCAAAAACGGAGCCCCTCCGAAAACGGAGCCCCTCCAGATTTGGTCGCAAGGGGTACCAAAAACGCCCTTCAAGGGGTACCAGATTTTCCGCAAGGGGTACCAAATGTGGACCCCGATTTAAAAGAGTTAGGTTCTGAGTTAAGTGGAGTGAGTAACGCGCGCGCGATCGACGCGGCCGCCGACGACAAAACCTCACACACGCCCAACGGCGAAAAATCGGACTCCGACAACCGGGCGCCTGGCTTCGATCGCTTCTGGCAGGCATGGCCGGCGGCGAGTGGTCGGAAGCAGGCGCGGGGCACGTGTCTCTCGCACTGGATCGCGAACGGCCTCGAAGCCGACCAGCATCTGATCGTTGCCCACGTCGAGGCGATGAAGCGCACGCAGCACTGGAAAACCGGCGGCGACCCGACGCCCATCCGGTACCTCGAAGGCCGGCGCTGGCGGGACTGCTCGCCCGAGGAAATCGAGGTCGCCACCGCGGCCGCGCAGCAGCCCGGCGACGACACGCCGTGGCACGAAACGATGGACGGTGTCGATGCCCGCGGGAAACAGCTCGGCGTTCGGGAGCGCAAGCCGGACGAGAACTGGCGCTACTACCGCGTGCTCGTCGCGAACGCCGCCCGCGAGCGCGGCGCCGTCGAAGCTGTGTTGAACGACGCGCGGCGCTTCAACGATTCGCAGCTCTACCAGTTCGCGCGCACCACGTTCGGCGACGCGCTGATGCCTGTGGACGACTACGCATCGTGAGACATGAACATCACGTCAACGGCCGCCGGCGCGCGGCGAAGAAGGGAGGCGTATGAACTGCAAACCCGGGGATCTCGCGATCGTCATGCGGAACCTTCCGCCGGACAGCAACGACGCTGTCGGCGCGCACGCACTACGCGCGATGGTGGGAAAGGTCGTGCGTTGCCGCGAATTGGCCAATGAGATCGAATGGCGAATCGATCCTGTTCGAATTGATATCGGCCTTCCGTTCGACCTAACGGTTTATGCGATTGGCGACATGTATCTCGTCCCGGTCGCCGGCGTGCCGTTGCACGACGAGCAGCACGACGAGGTGTCGGCGTGAAGGCAACGATCACCGCAGACGGAACGCTCGTCGTGCGCCCGAAAAGCGAAATCGAAGCGTATGCACTGGCGCGCTGGTCGGAAGCGAACTTCTCCGATTGGTTTAACGCGCTTGCATCGCGTCCGCGGCTCATGACGGATTGCTCGGAATTTTCGGGCGCATTAAGTCCGATCTTCGTTCACGGCGTTCCGCAATCGTGAGCAAGGGGACTATCCGTCTGCCTGCGAGCGCGATCAACGGCAACCGCATCGGCACAGCGCGCGTGCGCGAGACCATCGCTGGCGCTGCCGCGCGCCTGCAGTCGACGACGGCCCCCGAACTCGACGCGTCGCTCGCGCGCATGGTCGGCGACCCGCGCGCGACGCATCGCGCGCTTGGCCGGCTCGGCGGCGGCCGCATGAACAAGACGGAGACGGCGTACGCCGAATACCTCGCTGCGCGCCGCCATGTCGGTGACGTGCTCTGGTTCCGATTCGAAGGTTTGAAGCTGCGGCTGGCGGATCGCACGTTTTACACGCCGGACTTCGCGGTGATCGTAGCCGGCGGCTCGCTCGAGCTGCACGAGGTCAAGGGATTCATGGAAGAGGATGCGGCCGTCAAGTTGAAATCGGCGGCCGCGCAATACCCGTTCGCGCTGCGCATCGTGCGGCGCGCGAAGGGCGGCGACTGGGATATACGGGAGGTTTGATGGGCGCGAAGCTATGGTCACCGGAAAAGGTCCGAAGCGGGCATTACGATCCGTTCGCCGCGCTGGCGCAGCAGGTGAGCGCGTGAAGCGGTCGGCTCCAATGACGCGAACCGGCTTCACGCGCAAGGCGGCTTCGCCGTTCGGGAGTCTCGCGAACCGTGCGACGACGCTACGCAGATCGGCAATGAAACGCCGCGTGAAGAAGCCGACGGCCGCCGAGGGCTCGAAGTACCTCGCGGTCTGCCGCGACGAACCGTGCTACCTGCGAATCGCTGGCGTGTGCACGGCGCTCGAGTGGGCCGCCCCTGACGTCGTCCCATGCCATTCAAATCTGCTGGAGCACGGGAAGGGAAAGGGCATCAAGGCGGCGCACGAATTCACCTTTCCCGGCTGCCGCGCATGTCATTTCTGGCTCGATCAGTCGAGCATCCCTACGAAAGAGCAACGGCGCGCCGCGACGCTGGCGGCACTCGAACGCTGGCGCCCGGTACGAGCACGCAAGCTTAGCCCCGAGGAGAACATACGATGACGATGGTCCTATCCGTGGCCGTGCCGATGCGCGTCGCGGTCGAGGTGCGATCCGGGCGCAGAATGCGCGTCACAAGCATCGTTGACGACGTGGCGTTGGTTACGTCAGTCCGGCGCCTACGGCGAATTCAGCACGTTGGTGGCTCGCTTGATCCAGACCGCGTGACCGTCGAGGCATTCATCCCGGATCACGAGCGGGGCTACATCGAGGCTTCGAAAGGCAGTTGGCTGGAGTCCGACTACCTTCGCTGTTACGCGCGGCTCAGCCTGAACCGCAAAACCCTCGCGGACTTCTTCGAATCTGGCGATATGGAGCGCGATGTATGAGCGCGCGCCGGCCGCCTCCGACGACCTCGGACGTCGAAAACGCGCTGCGCGACGCGTCGCTCGCGGTTCGCGCAGGCCACCCGGAGGAGCCGATTACGATTTCGGCCGCCGCGCTCTGGCTGCTAAACGAGATGATCCACGCTCAGAGCGAGCGAATCAAACGACTTAGAAACCGGCAACCCAGCAAGGCCACAAAATGAGCGAGACCATTGAAACGTTGTTCCGGACGCCGCAAGACGCCCTCGTTTTTGCATACAACTACTCGATGCAGCGGCAAGATCGCTCGCTGGTTGACCGGCTAGCGGCGCCGAGTCCGCGCACGGGGAAAGGACTAAGCGGTAACGACGGAGCCGGGCAGGCCGGGATGATTCGGCGCGAGCTGCAGCAGCTGAGCGAGCTGGACCGCGCTGTGCTGGCAGCGCGCTTTGCACCGAGGTCATGGCCCTGCTCATGCGCTAGCCCGTGCTGCTCGGGCCATATGCCTAATCCTGAGTATCTGGATGCGATTCGCACTCTCGAGCAGGCAGCGCTTGCACTTTTGGCGGGGCACCTTTCGAGTTATCGACTTCGCCGGCGGCTCATCGAAAAAGCGATGGGCCAAAAGATCGAGCTGAACGCGCTCGCGAAGGAGTGCGGCGTCAGCGAGAAAACTGCGGGCACCCACTGGCGAATTATCAGGGAATGGGTAGGAGGGCGGCCGAAGCCAAAACTGAACGCTGCAGCTGCGCGCACGCGAATCGTAGCTGACGGAGCTGCAGCGAGCGTTGCTGACCATGATTCTGACATTGGCGGCGGGGTGTTGACGGCGATAGACGGAATCGAGTCCCTTGCGCGCAAGCGTGCTGATGACCTGCTCTCGACGTTGCCATTTATCGATGCGTAGTACGGATTTTCTTGACACTTCCATTTTGGACCGTAGAATAGCGCTCATTCTGACACTGTGAGTAAGTGTCTCCAAAGCCCCGGTTCGCTTCGCGCTCCGGGGCTTTTTGCTTTTCTCGATCTTCAGGCGAAGTGCGTCCTGACCGTCAGGCGCCAGCGAATCGCGCCTTGTGTGCCGGTGTGTTGGTGGTGGTTTTGCGCGGGAAGCGGATGAGTCTTGGTAGAGACAATGCTTTTACCGCAGCCTTCGCAGCGATAGATGCCCGAAAAAGGCGTCGGGGTTCCGGGGTGATTTATCTGGTCAAACCCGTCACTCTGGTCCTGCGCCAGGAACTGCCCATATTTGTAGTACGCCATTTGACTTTCCTTTGCCTGCAGCGGCGGTTTCCGGATAAGCGCGGCAACGCTGACCGGGATTTTTATGTGCACGAGCGCGCATTCGGCAGATGCGGATCATCTGCAAGTTCCCAACAGCGGGTAAACCCGTCGACATTCACTTTATGCCTGTCGCATCACGGCGGCGCTTTGGCGGACGATAGGATGAACAAACCGAAGTCAAAGGCCGCCGCGACCGCAGTTGCTGTCGCACTTCCGCGACTTGGCGAGACAGTCATGGTGCGCGCGCCGTATTTCGCGAAGCCGACGGTCGCGATGGTCATTAGCCTGTTCGAGGACGCGACCAACGAGATTGCCGTGCAGGCGTTTCCGTTGGGCCGCGAGTCGCTGCAGATCCCGGCGATCCCATTCTTTGCCAAGGAACCGGACGCCGGGGTGCGCTCGGCGGCGTGGCCGGCGTAATCACGATCCGCGTTTCGTCGAACGCCAACGCCATCGCGCGCGGGCTCGACGACTTCATTCGGCGCCAGCTGCCGTTCGCGATCGCGCAGGGCGTCAATGCGACGGCTCAGCGCGTCGCGGCGGCTGAGACCGAGAACATCGTCCAGACATTCAAGAATCCGACGCCGTTCACGCGCAAGTCGGTCGGCGTGCGCCGCGCGAAGAAAGGCTCGCCGACGGCCGTCGTCTACATGAAGGACGTCACGGCAAAGTATCTGCAGCCGTACGAGACCGGCGGCGTGCATGTGCTGTCCGGATCTGCACTGCTGAATCCGAAGGACATCGGCCTCAATCAGTATGGGCAGCTGCCCCGCAACGTGATGGCCAAGCTGCGCGGCCGCAAAGACATCTATATCGGCGTCGTCAAGACGTCTAAAGGCAGCATCAGCGGTGTGTGGCAACGCCTGGATGTTTCTCGCAATGGTGGCGTTCGAAAGAAGCGTGTCGCACGCGGTGGTCTGTACGACAAGCACCTCGGCGCGCTCAAGCTGCTGATCCGTTTCGGTGATGCGCTGCCGGTGAAGAAGCACCTCAACTGGGGCAAGCGCGCGAAACAGACCGTCGACCAGTGGATCGACCGAGATCTGTCAGCGGCCCTCGCAGCGGCGCGCAGGACGGCCCGGTGAGCTGAAGGTGGCCCGGTGGAGGGTGGCCCGGCGCGGGCACCCCCCTACCTTACAGGGTCCTTCCGGGAAGGGGCGAAACACGCGGGCATTGCGCGCGCCCGTTTCTCCCGTTCTTTTGAGCGAAAAAAACTCGTTACACGTTACACGCTATGGCGGCATCCAACGCGGCTCAAACGCAGAAGGCGTCGGGCAGAGCGGGTGTAACGCAACGCGGCGCAAAAGCTCAAGGGAAGGGCGGAAACGTTACAGCGGCCGGCATTACACCGGTCGGCACTGACGGGCTGATCGGCAAGGCTGCGCTTTGCGAGGCGCTCGGCTGGACGCGCCCGAAGCTCGACCGGCGCCTCGACAGCGATGAGAACTTCCCGATTGCTCAACGCGGCACGCGCGCTGGTGGCTGGGCGTTCGATCTCGCCGCGGTGCGCGCCTATCTCGACGGCGGTTCGCGGAAGCCGGTGGCGAGGTCTCGCGAGCCGATCGACCAGCGCAGCGACCCGCAGCCATCGTCCAACCCATACCCGGGCGCGAAGTACTCGGTCGTGCCGCCGCCGGGCGTGCCGCCTATCGAGCACACCGGCGAACAGAGCGCGCGGCAGCGCCGCGACGCAGTGCAGGCAGAGATCCTTGAGGACAAGCTGCGGCGCGATCGCGGCGATCTCGTGCAGGCAGAGGTCATGCGCCAGGTGATCACGAAGATGCTGGTGCACCTCGGCAAAGGCATGGACCGGCTGACCGACCAGGTGATTGAAAAGCTCGGGCTGCCCGAGGAGAACTCGGACGCGATTCGTGAGCTGACCGACGACCTTCGTACGACGATGGTCGACGAGCTGAAAGTGCTGCTGGGCCCCGATGCTTGAAAACGCCTACGCTGACGCGTACCAGATCGTGCGCGAGGCGCTCGCGGCCCTCGTGCCGCCGGCGCGCGAGACCGTCGCGCAGTACGCGTCCCTCCACCGTCGGCTGACGAACCAGGGCGGTGGCTACGTGGGCCGGTGGCACCACGAGAAGGCGCCGTATCTCGTGGGGCCGATGGAAACGCTCACGCGGCTGGACTATCTGACGACGGTGGTCGTCGGCCCAGGACAAAGCGGAAAGACCGAAGTCGGTCAGAATTGGTTGCTCAAGTCGGTGGCAAACGATCCGGGCGACTTCCTCTGGTACATGCAGACGGATCCGGGCCTCGAGGCCTTCGTCAAGAGCCGGATCAACACGCAGATCGACGGCCATCCAGAAATGGCCATGAGCCTCGGGTCGAAGCCCGTCGACGATTCGCTGCACTTCAAGCGTTTCGCTAGCATGCGCGTCGAGTTCTTGTCCGCGAACGAGAACAACCTGATCAACAAGTCGGCGCCGCGGATTGTCGCCGACGAGGTCGACGCGTATCCCGAAGGCCTCGGCGACATCAAGGCGCTGCTCGACGTGCGCCGCCAGACGTTCGGGCGCCAGTCGATGCTGCTTGCGATGAGCCACCCGGACCGGGCGCGCGGACTGAACCCCGAACGCGACTGGACATCCGGCGTCATGGCGCTGTACGGCGACAGCGATCGCCGCGTCTGGTACTGGCCATGCCCGCATTGCGGCGCGTGGTCGAGCCCGGTGCCGATTGCCGCGCGGTTCATGCCGCTGCATTACGAGGACGGCTGGAGTCTCGACGAGATCGAGGTGAAGGCGCGGCTCATCTGTCCAGTGAACGGTTGTCTGATCGAGGACCGGCACCGTCGCGCGATGAATCTGGCCGCATATCGATCCCCGTTCGGTGGGTGGGTCGGAGACGGTCAGGAGATCTCGCAGGAAGGCGTTGTGAGCGGCGAGCTGGTCGCGCGCAAGTCGGCCGGATTCTGGATCGTCGGCGCGATGTCGCCGTTCATCCTCGGCGGCATTGGGGGGCTTGCCCGGGCGAAGGCGAAAGCCGAGCGCGAGTTCGAAGTTGATGGCGACGACAAAACGCTGAAGCAGGTCGTCGTCAAGCAGTGGGGTTTCCTGTACGCGCCGAAGCGCGGCGTCGGTTCAATCGACGCCAACGTCTTGGCCGATCGCGCGGAAGCAGACCTGAAGCTCGCTGTGGTGCCGGAGGGTGTCCGTTTCCTGACTGGAGGCTGCGACGCCAACGGCGGCCGCTTTGAGTGGCTCGTGCGCGGCTGGGGAGTCGACGGCGAGAGCTGGGTGATCGAGAAGGGGCGCATCAACGGCGATCCGGCGACGGCGCCGGAAGACTGGGACCTGCTGCTCGAGGTGATCCAGCGCACGTATCCGCTCGCGGACGGGAGCGGGCGCCGCATGCCGATACGAGCGTTCGGGTTCGACAGCGGCGGCGAGGCGGGTGTCACGCAGCAGGCCTACGCCGCGTGGCACCGCTGGCGCAAGCAGGACGGCATCGTGCGGCTCTTCGGCAAGATCGCTGGCCGCGACGCCTGGAGTGTGCTGCCAACGAAAGGCGCGAGCGCGTTGACCGCCCAGCGGCTGCTGGTGACGTATCCGGACACCGCGCGCAAATCGAACCGCGCAGCCGCCGGCGGCACGGTGCCTGTCGCGCGGTTCAACCCGAACAGCTTCAAGGATGACCTCGCCGGACAGCTGCAGAAGGCTGATCTCGGCAGCTGGTACGTGCATTTCCCCCATGCGCTCCGGTCTCCCGAAGAACCTCACGTCTGGTTCGAGCAGCTGACGGCCGAGATCCGGCTAAAGAACGGGCGATGGGAAAAGGCCGTGAAGTCGCGCCGCAATGAGGCGCTCGATTTGATGGTGCTCACGCACGTTATGGCGCACCTGCACGGCCTCTCGCAGATTGACTGGACGAGGCCGCCGTCATTCGCTGCACCGTGGGACAAAAACACGACGCTCGTGGCGGCCGCTGCAGCCAAGGCTGCGCCGCCGCCGACGCCGAGCGCGACGCCGACATCTGACGGCACGGCGCCGAAGAACCCGAAATCCGCTGTTCACCGCTTCCGCTAATCCTATGGCCACAACCGATATCAGCTCGCCGTATTACGGCATGACTGATCAGCAGCTCATGGCCGCGATCAGCGCCGCGCAGCAGGCCTATATCGACCTGCGGACGGGAAAGAAGGTGGTCAACGTTTCGTATGCGCAGGGTGGCGGCTCGCGCAGCGCGACGTTCCAGCAGACGGACATGGCGAACCTGCGGCTGTTGATCGCCGAGTTGCAGCAGGCGCTCAACCCTGGTGTGCGCATCAAGCGCCGCCGCCCGATGACGCCGTACTACTGACATGGGCAACGAACTCAGTATCGTCGATGCCCAGGGCAATCCGATCCGGCGCGCGCGCGGCGAATATCCCAACGGCATGCCGCTGACGACCGGCGTCGGCCGCTCGTTCTTTCCGTACCAGGCAGCCGCGTGGCAGACCCAGGAGATGGGCAACTGGTTGCCATGGATCAGGTCACCCGACGCGGAGATCACGCAGTTCCGCGATCGCATGGTCGCGCGGTCGCGCGATCAGGTGCGCAACGACGGCCGCTCGAGCGGCGCGATTACCCGGATTCTCGATAACACGGTGGGTGCGTCGCTGCGGTTGTCCGCGATGCCGGACTACCGCGCGCTGCGGCTCATCAGCGGCGCGGCCTTCGATATTCAATGGGCGAAAGAATTTGCGAGCGCGGTCGAGGCGCGCTGGCGCATGTTCTCCAACGACCTGAACCATTACAACGACGTCTCACGTCAGCTGACGGTTTCGCAGCAGCTGCGCCTAGCGCTGCGCCACAAGCTGATCGACGGCGAGGATCTTATCGTCAACCACTGGATGCCAGAGCGCATCGGCCGCGGCGCCGCGCAGTATGCCACCGCGTTCCTCATCGTGGATCCGGACCGACTGTCGAACCCCATGCAGATGGTCGACACGAAGCATCTGCGCGGAGGCGTCGAAATCGACGACGTCGGCGTGCCGCTCGCCTACCACATCCGCAAAGCGCACCAGAACGATTGGTACAACGGCGTCGAGAGCATGGAGTGGGAGCGCGTGATCGCGGAGGACGATGACGGCTGGCGACGCGTGATCCATGACTTCGAGCGCGATCGAGCGGGCCAGAACCGTGGCATCGGCGTGTTCGTTCCGGTCCTTGCGCACGCAAAGATGCTCGCGCGCTACTACGGCATCGAGCTGCAGGCTGCGGCCCTCGCCGCGTCGATCGGCACGTACATCACCAGCCCATACGACCCGTCCGAAGTGCAGGATGCAATCGGCGGAGACGACGAGCTCAAGTTCTATCAGGGCCTGCGCAAGGAATGGAACGATGAGCGGCCGGCGATGTTCAATGGGGTGCACGTGCCGGCGCTGGCCCCGGGTGAGGACATCAAGGCACTCACCTCTGATCACCCTCATAACGGTTTTACCGAGTTCGTGCACGAGATGCAGGGATGCGTCGCCTCCGCGCTCGGGGTCTCCATGGAGCAGGTCACGCAGGACTGGACGCGCACGACGTACTCGAGCGCCCGGGCCGGGCTGCTGGAAAGCTGGAAGACCCTCGTGCGCCGGCGCCTGGAATTTTCGGGCGGCACCGCCACACCGATGTATGCGGTGTGGCTTCGCGAATGCATGGAGAACGACGAGCTGCCGCTCCCGAACGGCGCGCCCGATTTCATTGAGGCCGCAACCGCGTATGCCGGCTGCTCGTGGCTCGGGCCCGCACGCGGCTGGGTCGACCCGGTGAAAGAACCGCAAGGCTCGATCCTGAAGATGGATGCGTCGCTCACCACCCTGAAGCAGGAAGCGGCCGAGCAAGGCTCCGACTGGGAAGAACTGCTCGACCAGCGGCAGATCGAGATCGAAGCGTTCAAGGCGCGAAACATCCCGCTGCCCGAATGGGGCGGCCAGGAGGTGGCGACGCGCACCGACGAACCCCCCGAACAACCGAAGGCAGCATGAACAACTACGCGCATCTCGCGACCCGGCTGTTCAACGTGCCGATCGCGATTCTTCCGCAGAAGGCCGAAATCGTGATGGCGGCGCTCGCCGACCGGTTCGGCATCGCACAGCTGTTCCGGGACGACGGCACAGCGCTCGCGCTGTCTGGCGGCGCAGCCAGTGCCTTCCTGGAGATGCAGGAGGACGGCCCGGCTCAGTACAAGCCATATGACGTCGCCGAGGGAGTTGCACGCATCCCGATCGAAGGGACGCTCGTGCACAAGCTCGGGACTCTGCACCCGTATTCGGGAATGACTGGCTACGACGGCATTCGCGCGCTGATGAGCCTCGCACTCGACGACGATGATGTGCGAGCGATCATGCTCGATATCGATTCGCCCGGCGGTGAAGTCTCCGGATGCTTCGACCTCGTCGACGCGATCTATGGCGCGCGCGGCCACAAGCCCATCTGGTCGGTTCTGACCGAAAGCGCGTATTCCGCTGGATACGCGATCGCGAGCGCCGCGGACCGGGTCATCGTGCCGCGTACCGGCGGCACCGGCAGCGTGGGCGTCATCTGCATGCACGTCGACATGTCCCAGGCCCTCTCGAAGGCGGGCATTGACGTCACGCTCATTCATTACGGCGCGCGCAAGGCGGACGGCAACGAGTTCAGTCCGTTGGCGAAGGATGCGCTCGCACGCTTTCAGAAGGACGTGAACGCGATGGGCGAGATCTTCGTGAAGACCGTCGCTCGCAATCGTGCGCTCAAGACGGCCGAGGTGCGCGACACCGAAGCCGGCACCTTTCTCGGCGCCGCCGGCGTCGACATCGGCTTCGCCGACGACGTCATGTCGCCGGACGAGGCGTTCGCCTCCCTGCTCGACGAGCTGGGCTGATCCATCCCACCATCAGGGTAAATTCAATGAGCACCACGTTACGCAACCTCATGTCACGAGGTGGGTTGAGCTTCGCCCATCTCAGCCGCGGCGCGCGCGCCGAAGACCGTCCGGACGATGACGACGACAGCCGCAAGGGCAAGAAAGGCAAGCGCGCCGATGACGACGGTCCGGACGAGCAGCAGGACCGCGATAACGGTGACAGCAAGAAGGGCAAGCGCGCCGAGGGCGGCGACTCGGATGACGACGACAACGACGACCCGGACGACGACGTCGACGACGAAGACGATCCGGACGACGACAGCGGAAAGGGCAAGCGCGGCAAGAAGGGCAAGCGCGCGGCGGACGAGAAGGACGACGAACGCGCCGAGGACGATGACGACGATGAAGAGGAGATGCGCGGCAAAAGCGCTTCTGCCCGGGCGCGTCGGCGCGAACGGGCGCGCTGCGCCGCGATCTTCGCCAGCAAGGGCGCCGGCCGCAACCCCGAGCTCGCCTGCAACCTCGCCTTCGAAACGACGATGACCCGTAGCGAGGCGATCGCCGTGCTCAACAAAACGCAGGGCAGCGTCGGCGGTAGCCGCTCGTCGCGCACGAACCCGAACCTCGGCGCCGGCGGCAGTGCCGCGAGCATGACATCGGAGCAGGCGGCTTCGGCCAGCTGGGACGTTGCATTCCAGCGCGCGGGTTCGAAGAATCGCGGCAGCCGCCACTGACCGGATCGCCCGCGCACACGCAGGCGCCCCCCGCCCCTTCATTCTCCTCAGGACTGAATCATGACCAACCCTCCCGTACTCAACCAGACGCCGCTCATCGAGCAATGGCACGCTGGCGGATTCCTGGTTTCCGAAGCCCGCGGCCACCGCTCGCGTGATCCCGTGACCATGGGCGGCGCGACGAAGATCTATCCGGGCACCGTGCTCGGCGCGCAGACCGGTGGCGTGGCAGCCGCATGGCCCGGCAACGCGACGCAGGAAAACACCAACACCGGCAACGGCACGATCGCAATGGCCGGCACGCCCGTCGTCACCGGCGGCCAGCTCGGCGTGTATTCGGCGGTCGCGACCGATGCGACGCACTTCGCTGTCACCGACCCGTACGGCAACTCGCTCGGCGCGGCGACCGCAGGCAGCGCGTTCAGCAACCAGATCGCATTCACGATCACGGCCGGCGCCACGGCATTCGTCCAGGGCGACGAGTTCTCGATCGAGGTGGAGGCGCTCAGCGCGGCGTACGTTCCGCTGAATCCGTCGGCGAGCGATGGTTCGCAGACCGCTGCGGGCATCGCGTTCGGCTTCTACGACGCGACGAACAACGACGTGTCCGGCCTGGCGGTTACGCGGGAATGTGAGGTCAACGGTTTCGAGCTCGTCTGGCCGAGCGGCGCAACCGCCTCGCAGATCGCGGCGGCGACCGCGCAGCTCACGGCGCTCGGCATCATCACCCGCTGATCGCGAGGACGATCCTCCGCGTTCTCTAAACCCTGTTTCAAGTCCTTATGGCCGCGCGAGCGGCCATTATTTTTTCTGGAGCCAAATAATGGCCAGCTTGGACGTATTCCATCAGGATCCCTTCACGACCCTCCAGTTGACGGCGGCGGTCGACAAGTATCCTTTCCAGCCGACGGGGCTCGGCGACCTTGACCTGTTCGAGCCGGAACCGATCCGCACCACGGCGCTCGCGGTCGAGCAGCGTCAGGGCAAACTCGTCATCATCCCGACGTCGCCGCGCGGCGCCGAAGGCACACAGCGTACGACCGAAAAGCGGCAGGCTCGCTACTTCGACGTGCCGCGCCTGATGCATGACGATACGATCTACGCGAACGAGATCCAGAGCATTCGTCAGTTCGGTACCGAATCCGAACTCATGCAGGTGCAGGTCGAAGTTGCCCGGCGCATGAATGGCCCGACTGGCATCCTGCGCAATATCGAGTACACGTGGGAATTCCACCGCCTCGCCGCCGTGCAAGGCAAGCTGATCGATGCTGACGGCGACATCCTGTACGACTGGTTCCAGGAGTTCGGCATCACGCCGGCGGGGGCCGTCGAATTCGACTTGGCGGCGAACACGGAGTACTCGCTGCGCCCGATCATCAATAGGATCCGCCGGACCATGGCGCGCAAGGCGCAGGGCTCGTTCACGCCCAGCACGCGCGTCTATGCGCTGTGCGGCGACAGCTTTTACGACTCGTTCGTGAATCACCAGGACGTGATCCGCACGTTCGTCAACTGGTCGGCCGCCGCGGATCTCCGTGACGACAAGCAGGGCGGCGCGTTCGACGCCTTCCCGTTTGCCGGCGTCACCTGGATGAACTATCGCGGTTCGGACGACAACTCGACGATCAAGATTCCGGACGACGAAGTGCATTTCTTCCCCGTCGGCGCGCCAGGCATCTTCCGCGTCGCGTACGCGCCGGGTGAATCGTTCGAATGGGTCAACACGCCTGGCAAGCCGACGTATGTGATCCCGATCTTCGATCGCGACCGCAACAGCTGGTGGAAGATGGAGGCGTACAGCTATCCGCTTCACATCTGCACCCGTCCGGAAGTGCTGCAGAAGGGCACCGCCTGAGCATGATCGACTTCGACGGGACGCTGAATGCGGCGATCAGCGCGACGCTCGGCGATGAAATGCCGGTGACGTACGTACGCGGTGGCGTCAGCAAGCCCGTGCTCGGCATCTTCACGCTGATCACCGACGAGACCCTGGGCGAAGACGGTACGCCGGATGCGAACATCACCGTCGCCACGCTCGGGCTGCAGGTGTCGCAGCTCCCGTCGCCTCCTCAACAGAGCGACACCGCGACCGTCAACGGCGCGAACTACGTTGTGAAAGACGCGTCGTTCGACGGTCTCGGCTGGGCTTACCTCGATCTCGGTGCGCAATGACGACCTCCCGGGACCTGCGCGAGATCGCCGTGCAGGGGTTGCTGGTGTCGGGCGCGACGGCGGCCGGCAGCAATGTTTTCTCGCCGCGCACGTGGTCAACATGGAACCACACGTATCCGGTGCTGCTCGTCCAGACCCCCGACGAGGATGGGCAGAGTTGGGGCCCGCACGGGGCGCCCGCGTTCACTGTGACGACGACGCTGCGGGTGTCGGCTCGCGCACAGGCGGCGGCGCTGACGAACGATCAGGCGGCGCCGGTCGTCGAGGAGCAGCTCGAACTGCTGCGCGAGCAGATCAAGGCGGCGCTCGTGAACTACCCGCCGTTGATGTCGCTGCTTCAGCAATACCCGTTCTTCCGCTCAACCCTCAACGTCTCGGGCGAAGGCTCCGAACCGATCGGGCAGATGGTGCTCGATCTCGGCCTCGAATTCGTACAGGGGCCGCATGACTTCTATCAGCCGGCGGCCATTCCGCTTCAAGGTGTCGATCTCACGGTGCAGGAACTGGACGGCACGACCGCGCCGGGCCTGACGATCAACCTCCCTCAGTAGGGGCATCCCATGTTTGTGAAACCCGCACCGGGCGTGCTGCTGCGCGACCCGGTCACGAAGCGTCTTCTCTCGGCCGCGCCGATGGAAGGAGTGGCAAAGCCGGTGACCGTGCTGCCCCAGGAGGGCATGGAGGTCAGTGACTTCGACCGCTTCTGGCTGCGCCGCATCCGCGATCGCGATGCTGTGAAGGTCGAGCCGAAGTCGTCAGCAAAGCAGGCCAATACAGCCACTGTCGCCGAAGCCCTTCAGGCGCCGGCGGTTTCGGTGGAACAGGGAGCCAAGTAAATGGGCGACATTTCGTTTCCGAATCTTCCCCAGGACATTCGCGTCCCGCTGTTTTATGCGGACATCGACCCCTCCAACGCGAACACCGGTCAGCAGAGCCAGCGCGCGCTGATCATCGGGCAGATGAACGCGGGCGCCTCCGGCACGCCGGATTTGCCGCAGATCTGCCAGGGCGTGTCGGCGACAAAGTCACTGGCGGGACAGGGCTCAATGCTCGCGCTGATGACAGCTGCTTATCGCAAGCGCGATACGTTCGGCGAGGTCTGGCTTCTTCCGCTGGCGGACGATGCCGAGGGCGCGGCGGCAGCCGGTAGCTTGAGCTTCACGAGTGCGCCGACCGGCACAGGCGTCCTGTCGCTGTATGTCGGCGGTCAACTCGTGTCGCTCGCAGTATCGGCATCGATGTCCGCAACGCAAGTGGCATCCGCGCTCGTCGCGCAAATGGCGACACTGCCGGATCTGCCGGTGACGGCGGCGATCGACGGCACGACGGCCACGAAGGTCAATCTGGCCGCGAAGAACAAAGGCCTTGCGGGCAACGATATCGACCTGCAGCTTAACTATGGCGGCACGCTGGCCGGAGAGGCGATGCCCGCCGGGCTCGCGGTTTCCATCACCGCGATGACCGGCGGCGCGACGAATCCGTCGACGCTGGCAGCCGCACTCGCGAACCTCGGCGACCAGGAATTCGATTTCATCGCATTCCCGTACACGGATTCGACGTCGCTCGATGCGATGAAGGCTTTCCTGAGCACCCAAACCGGGCGCTGGAGCTGGGCCGAGCAGCTCTATGGTGGTGCGTTCGCCGCGTATCGTGGCACGCTGAGCGGCCTGACAACGTTCGGTGTCACGCGTAACGATGAGCACATGTCGATTACCGGTTTCAACGGCTCGCCGACACCTGCCTGGGTCATCGCCGCGGATCTCACGGCAGCGGTTGCGGTGTCGGTGCGCGCGGATCCCGCGCTGCCATTGCAGACCGTGACGCTGGCCACCATGCAGGCGCCTCCGCTCGCGGATCGCTTTGCGCTGACCGACCGCAACACGCTGCTGTACGACGGCATCTCGACGTTCGACGTGGCCGACGACGGCACGATCTCGATCGAAAACCAGATCACCACATACCAGAAGAACAGCTTCGGCGACGCGGACGACAGCTATCTCGAGGTCGAGACGATGTTCACGCTGACGTATGTCCTGCGGCAACTCAGGTCGGTGGTCACGACGAAGTACGCACGCAAGAAGCTCGCCGCCGATGGCACGCGCGTCGTGCCGGGAACGAACGTCGTCACGCCAAGCATGATCAAGGCCGACCTGATCGCGCAGTACCAGACGATGGAGGAAGACGGCTACGTGCAGGGCAGCGCAGTGTTCGCGCAGGGCCTCATCGTGCAGCAGAACTCCACAAATCCGAATCGCGTCGACGTTCTCTACCCGGCAGTGCTGATCGATCAGCTGCGGGTCTTCGCGCTGCTGATGCAGTTCTCCAACATCGTGCCGACGACGTAGAGCTGACGCGTCGCGCGCACCGCATAAGCCGCCTTCGGGCGGCTTTTTTTATTCCTGAGTGGAGCATCCGCAATGCCTTCTCCGACTGGCCTTCTCGCCGGCACCGCATCGGTGTCCGTCGACGGCACCACGTACATGGTGACCGCCGACTTCAAGTACAAACCCGCGAACGTCAAGCGCGAGACGCTGGCGGGCATGGACAGCATCCACGGCTGGAAGGAGACGCCGTCTGCTCCCTACATCGCAATGAATCTGCGCGACTGGGGCGGACTGACGGTGGCCGACTTCAACACGATGACCAACGTCACGGTCGTCGCCGAGCTGGCGAACGGCAAGACGATCATCGGCCGCTCCATGTGGACGGTCGAGGAGCAGGAGGTCGACTCCACGGACGCGAAGTTTGACGTCCGATTCGAGGGCCCGACGGGGTCCGTTACCGAAACCACTTCGAGCGGAACATGAACGAAGACGAACAGAAAATCATCCGGCTTAAGAAGCCGATCACGCTAAAGGGCGACAGCGTGACGTACGACACGATCACGCTGCGCGAACCCACGGTCGACGAGCTCGACCGTAGCGCGCAAGTGCAGGGCTCGGCCTATGCGTCGAACGCTGCCCTCATCGCAATGGTCGCTGGCGTCCCCGTGGCCGTCGCCCGGCAACTGGGCAAGGCCAACTACGAGGAGGCGACGGCGTTCCTCTCGGGTTTTACCTGGACGCCCCCGTCGTCTGGCGTGACCTCGGGGACCGACGCGCTGACGTCACCTACTTCTTCCGGTGGGGACCCGACGCTGTCGGCCTGATGAAGCTGAGCAGGTTTCAGTATTGGCATGATCAGGCCGCGCGCCTGAAACGAAGCACCTGAGGCTATCAGATGCCGAACGTTTTCCAGATAACGATTTCCGCTGTCGACCGGGCCACAGCGGTCGCAAAAGGCGTAAACGCGTCGATCGGCAAGATTACGAAGCCGATCTCCGACGTGAAAGCATCGGTACAGGCTTTCTCGAAGGAAACCGGGCTCGACAAGCTCGGCGATCGACTCGTTAAGGTCGGCGGTGTTGCGAGCGACGCCGCGCGGCGGATCGGCTCAATCGCACCCCCGCTGGCAGCGATCTCGGCCGCGGGGTCCATCGCTGGACTAGCGACGATGGCGCACGCTTGGGGCCGCAATGCCATTGAGATCGCGAACACCGCGTCGGTCATCGACGTAACGACCGAGCAGTTGCAAAAATATCGGGGCGCCGCACGGCTTGCCGGTCTGTCGGACGCCGACATGACGTCGGGTCTGAAGTCGGTGGGGGCCGCGTTCGAGGACGCGGCGGCCGGTCGCGACACGTTCGTCGCAGGTGTCCTGTCGAGCAAGAACATCGGCGTCCACCGATTGGCCGACGGTTCGGTCGACACGATTCGTGCGTTGCACGACGTGTCGAACGCCGCCGCGAAAATCACGAACGCTCAGGCGCGCGAGAAGTTCCTCGATATTTTCGGCCTGGGTGGCCTCGCGCCCCTGCTATCAAAGGGTGGCGCAGCGATCGACGCATACGTTGCGCAGTATGCGAAGCTCAACGCGACGATGACGCCCGACCAGATCGCGCGGGGCGCACAATTCAACACCCAGATGATCGCTCTCGACGCGTCGTTTGGGCGGCTCAAGAACACGCTCGGCGAGTCGGTCGCGCCGGCGCTGACCACGGTCGCCAATCGTCTCGAGCCGATCGCGCAGGAATGGGGGCCGAAGGTCGCTTCGTGGATCCAGTCGACAGACTGGAATAAGGCGGCCAACGACACGGCGAAGTACGTCGATCGACTGGGCGGCTTGAAGACGATTGCCGCTGCAGTTGCGGCAATCGCGTTCGCCGGGCCTATCGCCGGAGCCATCAAGCTGGCGATTACATTGGGCAAGGTCGCGCTGGTGTTGGGGAAGATTGCGGAGCCCCTTGTGGAGCTTTCCCTTGATAAGACTGGATCGCTTCCGCTCGAGACGATTGCAGGGGGGGCCGCACTGACGGCTGTCAGCATTGCCGCAGAGCGTTCGCGGGCCGATGCACTCAATAAGGGCATCCATCGCCAAACAGACGAATCTGAATCAAGCCGGGATCAGCGCGTCGCGGAAGCGATCGCCGGTGGAGTTGTGACGCCGAACGCGACCGGACCTGTTGGCGGCGGTGTCGGCGGCAGCATCTACCGGTGGGTGTCCGGTCTCTTCCGCTCGAGCGCCGCCGACAACGTCCAGACCGCACCGATAGTGGGACGTTTCGAACAGATGGGCTGGAGTCCCGCACAGTCGGCCGGCATCGCGGCGAACATCTTCCGAGAGAGCGGCTACAACGCTACGCAGACCGGCGATAACGGTCAGGCATACGGTCTCGGTCAGTGGCATAAGGATCGGCAGGAAGAGTTCCGGAAACGCTTCGGAAAGGACATCCGGCAGTCGACGCTCGACGAGCAGTTGCAGTTCGTCGACTACGAGATGCGGCAGGGTAACGAGCGCCGCGCGGGCACCGCGCTCGCCCAGGCAACGACTGCCGCGCAAGCCGGCGAGATCGTTTCGCGGCTGTACGAGAGGCCCGCGCAAGCCGATAACGAGGCAGCGATCCGCGCGAGCGATGCCAATGCGATCGCAGGGCGCGTGCACGTGCAAGTCGAGCTGAAGAACGCGCCGAAAGGCACGCGCGCGACTGTGACGAGTTCGGGGAGCGCCACGGCCTCTGCCAGCGTCCGCGACTCGTCAATGATGGAACCGGCCATATGAGTGTAGCGACCCTAGCGAACTTTGCGGGCAGCATCGGCGGCCTCGCGTCTGCCGCGTCGCAGGTCGCGTCGATCCTGAACGGGCCCGGCGCAGGCACGTGGTGGGGTTCATTGCGACAGGCGTCATTCGGTGGCGTGCCGTTCGCTGTGCTTGAAAACCGCACGCGTTTCGGGAGCCGCAACGTAGTCCACCGCTATCCGTTTCGCGATGATGCATATATCGAGCCCCTCGGCAAACTGCCACGGCAGTACGAGCTGATGGGCTTCCTGATAGAGAGCAGCAAGGTATATGGCGGGGGCCCGGTGATCGCGCAGCGCGACGCG